ACCTTTCTCTTCTCCATATCCATCCCATCCGTACTCACCAAATACAATACCCTCTACGACTTCACCGTCCTCTAAGAAATTCATCAATTCATCGTATGCGTTCATAGGTTCTTTTTCTGGCGGTACAAAGTCATGCCCAAAGACTGGCTCACCCTCACCCTTTACTTCTGCCATTCCAAATTTATTCATGCTTCTTCCCCTTTTTCTTATTCTTCTTATTCGGACCATTGAACACATACGCTCCCAAACCACCAAGCAATACTGCCTTCAATCGCTCTCGATCTTCTTCGGGATAATCAAGCGCAATGTTCTCAATGATCTCCCAAATTTCTTTTGATAATTCACTCGCAGTTATTATTGTGCTCATTCTTGTCCCCTTTTCCTTATTGTTTCAGCAATAGTTTTTGATGGGTGAGGATAAGCAAACACCCATTCGTCTGCAATATTTGCACATTCCTCACGTTCTTTTTTTACAGCCAAATTTGCAAAATAAGCCAGACAATATATAAATTCTTCATTTGTTTTATAAAGATAAAGTCCTGACAATTCAGCCATTTCTTCTATTTCATCTTTAGTCATTGTTCATCGCCTTATAAACAAATAAAAGAAGAGTTACGACCATCAAAGCGCAAATAATGGATGGTATAAGTGCCATCACCAATATGGTTGCAGTTAATAAAGTCATTCGTCGTAACCATCTTCTTCTGGAACACTGATGTCTAGCTCTCTTGGCTTTACACCGTGTTCGTTTTCAATATCCCTTGCAAACTGTCTCCAATCCATGGAACGGCGGTATAAAGCCACAATACGCTCTTCTGGCAAAGGTTCTCTTTGTAACTTGACGATCTGCTCGTTGGCGGCTCTCAATTCTTCGTCATATGTTCCCAGTATGTCCCTGAGAGCATCTAACTCAGCCTGCAAGTTCACAACCTGATTATCCGCAACCTGTTCAGGTTCCTTAGACTCCCTTGGGGTGTACTCATCCTCTGCCAGCTTAATTGCGTCTTTTAATGCGGCAACAATGCCATACCTCAAAAGAAACTCTTGTCCCTCTTCATCTGTAGAGACGATAACGTCAGCGGTTCCGTCTCCGTTTTCTGTGTGCTGTTTGACTTCAATCTTCATGGCGTTAACTCCTTGTTAAAACTACATTAAACCACACATTAACTTATAAATAATGACAGTTTATTGTTCAAGAAGTTTTTGCAATTCTTCAAGCAACAACTGAGCTTGGTCTCTTTTTAAAATGCAACGAGCACTACCCATACGCACTTGAATGGATAACCAAATGTCTTCGTCAAACTCACTGACAAAAATTCTTGAATCTTCTAAACCTTTGATAACAACTTCTTCTTTTTCCATGATGGTTCCTTTAGCCCCCGAAGGGGCAGTTAGTTAAGCTTTGGCAGATACTGTGATGATAGATGTAGTAGATGTGTGCTTGGCAATGATGTCAGCAGGAATCTCGACTTCTTCTGCGACCTTCTTCCATGCCACTGTGTTGCGTTGTGAAAGGCTCACAACTGCTGTGTACTGATTGCCTTGGTGCTTACCCTCACCATACTTGTTAGCAATGGCGTCCTTGCGAGCTTTGAGTTGAGCCTCAAGTTCTTTGATTTGCTTATCTAACAAAACCATCTGGTCGATGTCATTGTTGATGTCTGCGAAGAGGAGAGATTCGAGTGATGTAAAAGCGTTCATTTTTAAATCCTTTAAAGTTAACCCACATCTAGTGTGGTGACGCTATCTTAACTTAAAGTTAATGTCCCTGTCAATCATGGGGTTATTCAATAATTCAATAACTCTTTTAATTGTTGTATTTAACGCATCATCCATGTCCATCTTTTTAATCTTCCACATCCTCTTCTCCCCATGCCAGCCAAGCATAGGCCCTTGATGGCAGTCCCAACAGAGGGCCACAACTGTGTATTGGTTGCCTTGCTTGACATGGTGGGCAGAGCTTGGGCCTTGAGCATCACATACTGAGCAAGGTAAAAGCTTTACCAGCCCCACGTAAGCCCTCTCTTTGGCCGTCAGAGTGTTGTTCATACCGTTGCTCTATCCATGGCTCTGTCATTGGCTGATTGAGTTCTCCATACCTCTACTCTAGCTTCTGCCGCGATTAACTGCCATCTGAGTGTCTCTTCAATCTCCATAGCGTGTTTAATTGACATCAGGTGGTCAATATACTTAGGATTGCTTAGAGCTTCCCTTTCCTGAGCATTAACTGCTTCAAAGCCATTAGAGAGAGCTTCTTTACATAGTATTGACTTCAAGCTTTCCCTGTACTTCTCCAAGTAAAACCGATCTGCCTTGGCCTGCGCGTACTTGACCGCGTTTTCATACATAAAGTCAATTGCGGCATTTGGATCTATTTTCATACCGCCTCCACTCTACCGTCACGATAGAACAAATGATTTCCCCTACGGCTTGGGAAGTTAAAATTGTCGTCAGCATTTGGCCTGACCGATGGGGTTTTAACTGGCTTGTAAGGTTCAAACTTCTCCCTCTCCCTCCTTACCCTTGGGACGTGCACAACATACCGCCCCATGGTCTCTAATCTTGATTGACCGTTAGGCGTTAAAAAGTAAATCTCATCTGCTGGTTTGATCATGTTGTCCCCCACCAAAGGTTCTATGATCCTTTTAAAAAACAACTTTGTCGAATCTTTAAAGTTGATTGCTTTCCTCAATGTAAAAGCATCTAAACCACCCATCTCAAGCTTTGTTAAGGCTTGGTGAATCTTGGAACCTGCTGTGTACTTACTCTTGACCATAATTTCCCCTTCTGTGCCATTCTGCAATTAACAATGCCTCTGCCCTACCGTTGTCTTTCTTACGAGCCAAAGGCGCTCCATAAAACAATTCTCGTGCCATCTCTAAACTTAAATCTTTGTCAGAACCCAATTTAAGCGATTTTTTCCAAAGTTGAGGGCTGACCATTACCACCTCACTTTTAAAGCGTCTAGCGAGCGATAAAGCCCCTCCAAAGGCCATTCCAAACTTGAAGGTAGAACTGACTCCTTGTTTTGGCATGGAATGTACTTTTTCCACAACAATTACAATGTCGTAACCATTTCGAGCTTGTTTCATCTCAGACCAGATCTTTTCTGTGTCAAGGACGCCATCGTCTTCGTGGTGCATATCTCCACAGGCATGGTAATTGGCATGGTGATCAATCATTCCCCATGCGCCAGAGAGACCGGGATCAATTCCGCAAATCAGCATCCTTGATCTCCTTTATTCTCTGCGCTACGAGTTTGCCAAGCCCGATCCATAAGCCAGTCTCGTCTGCCTCCAGCTCCCTGACTCTCGCTCTCGCATAGTCGATCCATCCTTTCGTCAAAGCCATCGTCGCATAATGGTGAACACAGGTCTCCAGTGAGAAAGAGCGCCAAGTTAATTTCTCGAATGGTTGTTGGTCTTCCATACTTCACCGCTTCTAAAAGTTCTTGTGCTTCGTAGTAGTTCAAAATTCATCCTTTGGCTCGTAAAAGTTCGCAATACCATGCTCGCTTTTACCAATGTTTCTGGCAGAAATTCGAGCAGTAATTGCCCCCCAATGTTCAGGTTCAGCCCAAGCATGGGCAGAGCATAGAGGCTTACCCATGTTCACACTCCATCTGTTTGGGCAACCGTGAGCGGAACACATCAACTTTGATTCATCAAATTGTTGTGGTTTATCTAACATTTAAAATTTTCCTTTGAAAGTGTTTCTTAATTCTTTGAGCTTTTTCAATCCCTCTTCCTTGACACGAGCTAGCTCATTGGGGTCAACAGGTGTTGGATTGTGTTCGATCTGAACAACTCCCCTCAGTGGGATAGATGGGCCAGAGTTGCACAGTTCTCTGAATTTGATGGCTGACGGAATAAACTCAGAATTTAAATGTTCAATAGCAAAATCCATGGATGGCTTGTAAGTGAGGAAGCCACCAATCTGCTCTTTCCAAACTTCACGAACGATTGATGAGTCAACACCGTCGAAATGTCTCATAAATGAAGCACCGTAGATTGCACCCATCTTGGTGAAAATGTAGTCAAGACCATCGTCTAGTGAGCAAAAGTTATCATCCAAGTAATTTGACATTTCCATCTCCCTTAATCAATCCACGAGTCAATCCAGCCATTACACGCTGATTCATCTGACCTTGTTTAGTCAAACCAGCGTTCTGTTCCTGCATCTGCTTCTCGTACCAAGCAGTCTTGAATGCCGCCCAATTGCTTAGGCAACAGTACTCAATACCTTGTTGGTCAGAAAGATTGGACTTGCGGAACTCAGCTTGTATTTGTCCCCAAGCAGTTTCGGTCAAAGGTAGACCTTTGGTTTTTCTGATGACCAACCAATCATTCCAAACTTGTTCAGTGACTGTGGGCGGACAGGCAACGACAGTTGCCTTCTCTCTCTTTGGTTTATGGTTATTGGTTATTGGTTCTTGGTTTATGGTTAATGGTTTATGGTTAGGTGGAGGTTCGTCCACGGTTCGTGCACCATTCGTTATCTTTTCTTTACGCTTCGCCTCTCTTTCTATAGCGATTCGTTTGTTTGTCTCAGCATTGGCATGGTAATTATTCAGCTCTTCAACAATACGTGATTGGACATATCGACCATCTTCAAGCGTAAAAAATTTCTTCAAAACAAACTCAACTGCCTCAATTTCCTGTTGAGTTGAAGCCCAAGTCCATTCAATGGCTTGATCCATAGTTGGAAAGATTTCACGGTCATAACACGCATCAATAAGAAGCGTGTACGCTCCATGTTGAAGCATGGTCAATCGACCTGCTTTTTTGGCGTAATCGCCTAAATTTCGTTTGTAGTAATGCATAGATTTTTAGACCCAAAACAAGACCCTGAAAAAAGGAAACCTCGGCAGGAGGGGTCTAAACTCTTTTCGGTGGGATAGCTACCCCCCACCTAGCCGTGTTTCAACAAATTGTACTACTGAAAGAAGGCTGGTAACAAATCTTTTCTAGTGACTAACCCTATAGTCGCTTCCTCAATCCTTATTGCCAGTTTGGGAGATGGGTTGCGTTTTCCATGGATTATCAATGACAACCATGTGGTACTGATACCCAAATAGTCAGCCATCTCTTTGACCGCTCCTAGCGGCTCTTCTTTAAAGTATTCTTCCAAAGTCATTTTTTTTATCCTTGTGTGCTGTTGGTGTCCTGCCTTGAACATTAACGCAGGTTGCCAGTCTCAGGCTTTCGCCACACCAACACGGCTGGAGACTGCACTTAAAGTCGGAACGCGTCCCACAGCTATGCATCGCTTCAATCCCCATGCGTCTTGGTGTTGGCGTTCACATAAAGCAGTGACGAGGTTGCACAACACTTCTAAGAATTGCCCTCACGGCGCTAACCCGCTTCGCCAACAGTTGTAAATTTACCATAACTTTTAGTTAATAACAACCCTTCAGACAAAAAGGGTTTAACTTTTTATTAAAACCATGATACTATTTGTTTGCACCACAGGTGTTTTAAGGAGAAAAAATTGGACAATGTTTTTTACACAACTAAGACGGGCATCAAGATTGGTTCCTGTTACACGCCACCTCTGAGACAGCTAAACGCTGAAGAAGAGCACATACAAGCAGTCCTACTCGGCATTGAGAGCGACTGGTCTCTACGAAGAATGTTCTGGTTTGCAGTTTACTGCTCATCAGTCATGACGTTTGTTTCAATACTGATGTCATGGGTGAGATCATGAACGAACATAAATTTTTTGAACTTTTTTCGCGTGTGATCTTTTTGATTGCACTTGTAGTAATTTTCTTTGATTTAACTTTTTGGAGACCATGATGGACAAAAAAACACAAGATGACAACATTAAAAATTTAGATTTAAACGCAAAAATAAATCGTTTTTTATTGTTGGACAACATAACAAAAATCAGTCATTTAACAGATAAATCAGAAGGTGATTTGTTAAATACAAAGAATCTTGGGAAAGTATTTGTTCAGCAAATCAAAACTGCATTAAATCAACGTGGATTGAAATTAAGGGGACAGCAATGAGTAACAGAACCTTTTACGAAGCATTTGAAGACATTTTTAACGAGCAAGACGAAATCGAAGAAGACCTATGGGAAATTGAACAAAGAGCAAAAAACTTACCACCAAAAGACCTTGAACTAGTAATTAAATTTTTAACAGAACTTCAGAAAGAAATATCATGAGCTTTTACGTCGAAAACAAACAAGAATCCAACTTCAAAATGGTACCCGCTGGATCACATCTGGCACGTTGCTACAGAATCGTTGACCTTGGCTCACAAAAAGTTGAGTACATGGGGGAAACCAAAATCCAACGCAAAGTTATGTTGGGTTGGGAGTTGTTCGGAGAGGATACCGATGGCACACCTTTGAAGATGGACGATGGTAAGCCCATGAGCATTTTCAAGAACTACACCTTGTCTTGGGCCGAAATGTCCACTCTAAGGAAAGATTTGCAGTCTTGGAGGGGTAAGCCTTGGACAGACGCAGAAGCACGTAGATTTGACCTTAAATCAATTTTAGGCGCGTATTGCATGATCAATGTAATACACAGAGAGTCGAACGGAAAAACGTACGCTAATGTGGCCGCAATTGCTCCAGTTCCCTCAATGATTAAATCAGCAGGTCTACCCAGCCCAGTGAATGTAAATCAGTTGTTTACACTTGCAGAGCCAGACATGGAGTTGTTTGAGACATTCAGCAAGAACTTACAAGAGAAGATTGCCAATGCTCCTGAGTGGAAGTCTAAGCCAGCAACTGCTATCCATAGCATCGCTGACATGGAAGACGATATTCCTTTCTGACCATGGATTTATTCAATTTTCAATTATTTGGGACAAGTCCTAAAAAGCTTGTCCGCAAAAATGATCCAGATACTAGCCATGATGCGGCTAATGCTGTGAATACAACAAACCTTGAACAAATGGTGTTTGAGGCTATAAAAAATTATGGAAAAGAAGGTTGTATCAGCGATCAACTTTTAGCCAAATTCAACCATCTACCTTACTCCAGTGTCACGGCTCGTTATAGAGCTTTGATGACAAAAAAGTTAATCGAAGACACTGGCGAACGTAGAAATGGACGTTCAGGTAAACCACAAAGAGTAATGAGGGTAATCCATGATAGTTAGAGCTTCTGAATCACAACACTGGTACGACAGAGATGGCAATCCTGCCTACACTGTTTTAGCCAAAGACGGCAACCCACGAGCCACAACCCTCAGAGACGCTCGAAAGCTGAACTTAGTACCTTCGGTCACCACCATTCTGAACGCCGCCGCAAAGCCCGCTCTAGAGGCTTGGAAGCTCAATCAGATGATGTTGGCCTGCCTTACCCTACCAAGAATTGATGGCGAAAGGGAAGAAGAGTTCATTACTCGTATTGTCAAAGACTCAAAAGAGCAGGCAAAGAAAGCCGCCGAACGAGGAACAGACATTCATGGAGCGCTTGAATCGAGTTTTGAAGGGGTTTGGCTTGATGGGTACATGGAGTATCAAATCGGTGTAGATAAAGCCGTAGAGGAGGCTTTTGGGCGTCCTGAGTGGTCTTCTGAAAAGTCGTTCTGCCATGAGCTAGGATTTGGTGGCAAAGTTGACTTACATACAACACAAAATAACGGAGTTGTAATCGACTTTAAAACCAAAGAATTCACAGACCCAAATACGGTGGATGGCTATGACGAGCACTTGATGCAACTCTGTGCCTATCGTGTGGGGTTGGGCATACCAAATGCGAGGTGTGCGAATGTTTTTGTATCTGTGACGCAACCCGGCCTCGTAAAGATCGTCGAGTGGTCAGATTCAGATATGAAAAAGGGCTGGGAGATGTTTAATGCACTCCTGCAATATTGGCAAGCTAAAAACCAACACAGGTGATCTATGGGATACATTGCCGCATTCTTTTGCTTCTGGGCTTGGCTAACGCACATCTTCTTTTGCTTTGGCCATGCCGCTTGGGGCTTTTTGTTAGCAGGTGCCATCTTCTTTCCCATAGGAATTTTGCATGGTTTTTATTTATGGTTTAACTAAGGAGTAGAAATGAAACAAACAATTGAACTTAAATTTGATGTAGCTGATATTACGTTTATTCGCAGTGCGATAATGTTAAAAGCTAAAGACATTTGCGATTACATTACGTTTGAAACAGAAGAGTACATTGAACGCATACAAGAAGAAGAAGAAATAAAAGATATAGAAATTGATGAATTCATTGAAGATTTAAAAAAGTTGATGGAAAAAGAAGAGCCAGAAACAGTTCCAGTTAAAAGGGTAGGCAGACCAAAAGGAAGTAAAAATGCAAAATAAATGGATTAACGAAGACGATGTCAAACAAGTTCTATTTGGCAGTGGCATAGATGGAGAGTTTGATCTTGATGAATTGTTGGAATTTGCAGACAAGTTGGTTTTGTTTGCTTCTTACCATATAGCTCGTACAGAACGTGAGTTTTGTATTGAGTTTGTAGAATCACTCAATGTTGAAGTAGCAAAAGCGTTGCGTGAAAAAAGGGGTAACCTTTGACTTCTGACGATTTCGTCACGGCATTGGTAGGGGAATGGGAGGAATCTCATCTCCCCACTTTGTTGCATTTTGTACAGCAATGGCACAACGATGCTGAAAGATACTACTTCATTCGTGATTTTGCTAAAAAACCCGTGTTCATGGATAATCCTAGAGAACGCTCTGATTTACGTTATTTTGACGACATAGTGGATGCAAAACGACATGGTACCAGCAATAACCACGAGTGATAACCTTGATGCTTACATCGAAAAGATCAAGACATTATCTAAATCCTACGATGACGGCGACAGAACCGATGAATGCTATCGAGCAAAAATAGCAAACATGATTTGGGAGCATGGCTACTGCCAAGCCATGGAAGATGTGCAATCTGTGCAAATGCAAACAGCTTTGTTGTTTTCCTCACCTATGGGTAACGCATAAAAAAAAGGGGGCACACGCCCCCCAAAGCTTCTTTGCATGGCAACTGCTAGAAGATTATTTACTTTCTTGTGATGCTTTATAACGATCTAATAACTCAAGTGCGGCCTTACCTCCAGTGTACGCGGCACCGGGTATAGAGGTCAAAATTCCTGCGGGCTGGAGACCGGGCACCATCATCATCGCTCCACCAGCTCCCAAGCTTAAATCTGCCAAACCTGTGTAGTCCCCTTCTTTGAGCTTGTTATAAGCATCAACCAAAGAAAGGCCAGACATCGCAGTTCCACCAGCTTTGGCTAAGTTTTTAAGCAACTTGATGGCAGGTGTTGTTTCATAACCTGAGAATTTAGATTCTTTCTCAATCTGATCTAGAGTTGCTTTCTTCAAGTCTTTGTGTGCATTATCCAACTCTACTTGATGGCCTGCATGGGCTTCTAAAGCGTTTTGATGAGCTTCATGGGCTTGTTTAAGGCTATCTCTTGCTCTGATTTGATCTTCTGTTAACAAAGGCGCTGTAGCCAAGCTAGAAGGCACTATGAGACGACTACTGCGTGTGAAGCCAGATAAGGGTCCACCCATGTCAGAAAACTCTTTAACGCCCTCTAATCCTCTTTGTACTTTGTTTCCTTGTCTGATCTCAGACATGATGTCGGTATGGCGTTCAGCGCCGGGACTCAACATTCCGGGGTAAGTGAACTTCTTGCCAAACAATCCTTCTACCTCTTTGGGGTCTTCAGGAATAGCACCCAAACTCAGAGCTTTATCCAAAGCACTGTTGAACTCATCCTTGGTCAGAGCTACATTGGCCTCATGCAACTTAGACTTGTCCATCAAATCAAGAACATTCTTGGTGTGCATGGATGTTACCGTTTTGGGAGCAGTAACCATTGAAGCTCTTGCTTGCCTCACCTTAGATGATTCAGGTGAAGTTCCTAACGCCATCAAACCAGCCCCAGCAGTCTTACCAACGTCTCCTAGTATCTCAGTTGTCGAAGGAGGTGGAGGTTCTTTGCTTTTGTCAGTATCATCAGAAGAGGTATCCGTAAAAACAGAGCTGATCGCAGACAGACCAGAATCTTTGGGAGCTTCAGATTGATCAGAAAAAACAGGGCTAACGGTAGCTAGATCAGTTGTCATTGTTTTGCTCCCAAATTTGGTCTATGGTTAGCAATCAAATCTTTCCACATTGAATTAGTCTCTTCAAATACTTTGTTATATTCAGGTGAATTGAAGAAATTATTTGCAGGCTCTTTGTTGCCATGTTTGTCATACCAAGCATTAAGAGCATTGTTTAGAAGTTCTTTTTGATGGTTGATCACAAGATTATGCTTAATCCAGTAAGCAGTAGCTTGTGCAGAATCAGAAGAAGTAGCAATAGGTTGCTTCTCTAAGGTTACGTCAGCATTTGAAATTGATGGGCCAAGAACTGATTTGTAATTCTTAGCTCTTTCAAAAAACAACTCACCAAGAATTTGCTGAATTCTGGTGTAATCTGTTTGCTCGTTTTTGGTTAAGTGAAACTTTCTAGTTGCCTCTTCAACTGGTAAACCAATGTTACCAATCTTGGGTATTTGGAAACCCTGTTGAGCGGCGGTTAACAACGCGCCAAGAGCACCCGTTTGTTGCAAAGGTCCCCAAAGCTTAGGTTGTTTTGTATAACCATACAACTCTTCGAGCAATTGTTTTTCTCCAGTTGTAGCCCCTTTATCCCACACAGAGATAGATTTAATCTTCTCTTTGGTTGGCTCTTCACGAGTTTCTTGGCGAGACTTCTGGAGTTGCATCTCAATGATTGCTTGTTGTTTAGCAATTTCAGAAGCAACTTCACTCTCACCTTTAGGAGACAATCCTGTATTGCTAACAGCAGGAGGAGTAACTGTAGCTTTCAAATCAGGTCTTTGACCAGACAAAGCACTAGGAGCAGGAGCTACATCAGTTGGCTTTAACCCCAAAGCGCTACTGACAGCGGCTGGCAAAGGACCAGTAGGCAATGACGCTGAAGAAGGAGCTACTGTAGAACTAGGCGCTGTTGCAGTAGGAGCCTCGACAGCTCCCTTTTGCGCTTGAAGCTCTGCAAACATCTTCTGTCCAGCAGGAGACAAGCTATGGATCAAAGCTTGAGCAAAAGGAGAATTGAGGTTAGCAACATTCTCTAAACCTTTGATGGCATCAATATCTGCCTTTCTGAGTTCAGTACCAGCTTTTCTGTTCTCAGTCTCAAAATCAATCATGCTCTTGGCAATTGGACCAAACTTAGGAGACAAAGCAATAGAAGGATAGGATTTTTGTAACAATTCAAGCTTGGAAGGAGCTTCTGCTGGAGCCAAAGGCGTTCCTTGGACAGCAGTTGGAGTTGCCACTGGAGCAGTTGTAGCTTCAGCCGTTGGGTTAACAGGAGGAGCCATTGTAGGCATTGCAGACGCCAATGTAGGAGCCTGACCATTCAATTGAGCCAATTGTTGGCTAGCACTTCTGTCATATGCACTATCAAGAATAGACTTGGTGATCTGTGCTCTCATCTGAGCATTGGTCAACTCTTCCTTCTTTTGGTTTTCCTGCCACTGACCCATGACGTCACCAGCATTACCCAAACTCTCTCCCAAAGCACCAGTTCTTGTGGGTTTTAGCAAAGCACCAGCGATAGCAAACCAAGGGATGTCTGTTTTGCTTTCTCTAGATGCGATCTTAGCCAACAACTCATTTTGAGCCTTTTCATAAGCACTTTGAGCTTGAGCTAAAGCACCTTGTGGTTCTGGGGTAGAGGTTAATGAAGTATCCATGTTTGATTACCCGTTTGCTAAATTGTTAGCTTGATTGACTAAATTCAAAACACCACCAGCGGTAGATGTAAGAGCACCAATTTGAGCCAAGCCAGATGGTCCATAAACGCTTGCAGGAGCGTTTGTAAGAGCTGTGGTAGACGTAGGCTTGGTAAGAGAACCAAGGAGGTTTGCGTAGCTTTGAGCTGTCTGCAAGGGGAACAACTGTTGATTTTGGTTGATGGTCTGCTGTTGAGCACCCAAAGTGGCCAAAGTATTGAGGTTGTTGTACCCCAACGCTTGGTTGGTTGTACCCAAGTTCTGTTGAGCTTGTGCTTGTGCAATCTGACTTGCCAAGTCCGTACCTGTCAATTGTCCAGTTGTTTGGCCAGCAGTCAAGAGGTTTTGATTCTGTGCATTCTGCAAAGTTCCAATGTTCTGTCCAGCAGTCAAGGCATTCTGAGCTTGTGCGTTGGTCAATGTACCAGCAGTTTGACCCAAATTAGCCAAGTTAGAAGCTTGCTGTTGCTGTAAAGTTCCAGCAGTCTGACCAGCAGTAAGTTGGTTAGCCAATTGTTGTTGAGCCGCAGTCAAAGCTTGTCCATAGCCTGTTTGGAGGGCTTGAGCTTGTTGACCCAATATACCCTGCTCAGCATTGCTGATCGTCTGTCCTAGAGCCTGTGCGCCCCTTGTAGAGCCAAACTGACCAGCTCCAACAATACCTGCTGTGGTAGAAGGTGCCAAGTTCTGAGCAATCTGATTCTGCCCTAACTGACCAATTTGGTTTACTACATTCTGTGTGTAGGGGTCCATGTACTTACCAACCAAATCAGCGGCACTTTGTGTACCAGCTTGAAGGTAAGGAGAAGCGGCGGCTAGACCCGTATTCTGAACAGCCTGTTGAGCATAAGGGTTAAAAGCATTTACGTTGTTGGCAGTAGCCCCTTGGGTAAGATAAGGCTGTGCCATAGAAAGGGGGCTGGTACCTGTGGCTTGAGAAAGGTATCCAGAAGCCGCTCCTGCCGCACTCTTGTTTGCCGCATTAGCTAAGTTAGTTGACGCTTGATTGAGATAAGGTTGATAGGTTTGTGAACCAGTCAAGTTCTCTGCGTTGTTGAAAGCAAGGTTTTGGTTAGCAGTTGGACCAGCAAATTGAGCACCCTGAGCACCTGTAGTACCCATTTGAGCCGCGTTTTGCTCCAGTTGGGCATAGTAAGGATCAAGTGATGAGCCTGTGGTCTGGGCAGTAGTGATGTTAGGAGGTGCAGAACCTTGAGTCAAAGTCGTACCGCTAGAGCTACCTAAGTTGTTTAGAGAACTCAAAGCTCCTTGCGCTAAAGATGCGCTATTTGGAGTTGCTGTCGTTGTCATTATTTGTTTCCTTCTTTAAGGTACGCAAAGGGTTGTTTTGCCTTGGGTGGTATTTTGTTGTCAGGAGCTGATCTTTTGTGTGCTCTAATGGCTTCTCTCATCTTGTCCAATGCTTGAGCACCTGCTTTATTTGACCCATCCCCGAGGGCGGCCACAGTGTCAGCGTCAAATACATATTCTCCATCTGCAAGTTTTGCATCAATATCATCGCTTTGGCCTGTTCCTTTGCCTTGTACATAGTGTGTGCCACCCCTAGTACTGAAAACCGTTTGTAGGGGTGATTTAGGGTATTCAGGATGCCCTTCGTGGTCGTGAATCTCTCCACCTTCTTTGGCATAAGTTGGACTAGATAAAGATTTATAACTAGGAACAATACCAGAAGTGCTGACAGGCGTAACATTGGGAGAATGAAAGGCCGCAAGTGCAGGCAAATTCTCGTTGTAAGGTGTTACTTGGACAGCTTTTCCACCAGAAACAGTACCACTGAGTTGCTGTGGTTGGGCAAAACCATAATTTGTACCTCCACCACCTGAGCCAGTACCTTGGTTGAGCAGGGAGGCACCTGCGGCAATACCAGATGCGGCCTTGGCGACGTCAGCAAGGGTAGTACCAGTGCCTGCAGTCATAGCCGCCGCATCAATTGTTGCTGGGTTGATACCAGCCAATGTAGAGCCTGCATTAGTTGCGATGGAAGATACGCCTGTTGGCAAAGATGCAGTACTTAAACCAGCACCACCAGCAGGAGCCGCTTGTAAACCATAAGTATTAGACAAACCAGATGCATTGACGGAGCCGGGCAGTGTCATGCCTGTGCTTCCAGCAGTAGGTGCATACATACTAGGAGTTACTGCTCCTGTTTGACCATAACCTAGATCAGTTAATCCACTTAATTGATCTGCTTCAGCGGCAGAAGTAGCAACGCTTGGGGTAGAAGCAGGTATGACGTCTGCACCCAACTCACTTCCACCGCCCAAAGAATCAATCAATTCAGGGGCGTAGATAGCCGTTGCTACGAGAGCCGCAGTCTGAAAAGGGTTCTTCAAAGCAGTGTCAACAACTTTGTTAACCGCTTCTGTAGGTTTATTAAGAACCTCACCAACAAATCCACCACAGCAACCCATTATGATACCTCCGCAAGCATTAAGTAAGGATCAACTTTTGATGGGTCAGCATCTCTAAATGTGATATCCCCAAGTCCAGAAGATGCCGCAATCTTGGCTGACAAGTCTTTATCCTGCACATACATCATCAAGTACTTTGCGCCAATCTTTCTCATAAAGTTTACAAACTTACGCAAAGCCATCAAATAACCACGAGGATGGTCACCGTTGACTATGGTCAACAAAAGATGATTCCCTTGCAACTGATAAGCAAAAAGGACATTGTTGAACTTAACAATCTTGAATCCCTCTTTAACTTTTTCAGCCAAAGCATTCATCAAGTCGTCATGAGTCGCATCCATCCCATTGTGACGAATGTGATTTTTAATAATATGACTAACATGGTTAACAGGAATACTCATGATTGACTCGGTTGTATTGACATAATTCCACACAAAGTTTCTGCCCAATCGTACCAATGAGCAAATCCTCTTTGGTCTGGAACTCCAGATTGAACAAAATACCCGATTCCTTGCATACCGTCCGCCCAATCTCTCCAGTGGGTCTCAGGTAGCGTACCTAATTGGTTAGAGGCAAACAACTCAGCCATACGAGCACACCATTGATCCCAAGTAAGCCCGCGAGGATCGTATGTAAACATTATGGGTTACCTGTTCCACGCTCGTCACCAAGGTCAACACTCAATAGGATGTTACCCATTTCGTAATTACCTCCAGTGACGTTGCTCTCAAACTTGAGTCTCATCTCACGACGTTGCTCTCTGAGGTCAATTTTAGATGTTGTTGGGTCAAACGCATACGCTTGAGACACAACATCTGTGCCATCCGCATAACTCTTACCAGTGACATACATATTCATGGGTCCAGTCTGGTTAAAGTTAGGCTCAACACGCTCTAACCTTACCCACCTATTCGTTCCCAAAGTGGCTTTCTGACCAGCTCCACCATTGACCCAGCCAATACTGTTGGTCTCGATATAAGAATCTATGGCATCCACGTTGTTCAGCAGGATGGCATCTGTGCCAATCTCATGTTGCCAAATGGTATAGCTCTGAGCCGTTATTTGGGTGCTAGAGACGGTTTGGGAGATAGACACAGTGTAGGTACCAGTGCCTCCAGTTCCGCTCACAAAGGCAGTTACAACGGTTCCTGTGGCTATTCCTGTACCCAAGAGTACTTCACCAGCAAAAATCTGCCCAGAAGCCATGGAACTAACTGTCAAAGTCGTACCAGATATAGAACCAGTGAACAAAGCACTGTTCAAAGAGGTATTTCCTGCCCAAACAGGGTATCTAAACACTTCAGAGAAGGTACCAGCAGAGCGATTGGCTCCCATGGCTTGGCCTGCATCGTACCAAGTCTTCTCTCTGACGTTATAAATGATTGCATCTGTGCACTCAGTAGCATTACCCCTTGGGTAGAACCACCAAATCTCACCCCAACGAGGAACTTTGCTTACCCAGACCTTTTGTCTCTGAGAATAGTTCAAGTTGTCAAAGAACCAGTTGAGGTTAGTTCTGTTCTCCATCTCTTGAACAACACCGTTGTACATCAAGAAACGGTCAGTTCCACACCAATAATAGATGCCATCGTACTCAATCACGCAGTTAGAGGACATGATAGAGGTTTGGCTAGAAATGATGTCATAACGCCAGTAAAGGTTGCTCGTTCCTACTGTTTGAGGAGCGTAGGAGACACGAGTGAGCTGGTCTAGAGACCAAAACAGGCCTGCTGGAGAGGTTGTACCACCCCTTAAAGGCATACCCTTGACTACTTTTGTAGCAGAGACGTTGTTGGCGTTAGAGTCAGCAGAGACCCAGTTGGTGAAGTCACCTGCCGCGCAGTTCTGTATCAACCCATTGTTGCCATAAACAAAAAGATAAGGGTAGAGCATACAAGCTCCACCACTCACAGATATCTGGTTGTCAAAAGTGACTGTTATGGGAGACGTTCCAGTGATGGAGTTGCTGACCATCACAACTGTGTTTGTTGAAAATGTCACAGAAGATACGGTTGTATTGGCTGGAATACCTGTTCCTGTCACCAATTGGCCTGTGTTGATTTTGTAATTGAGGCCAGTGATGGTAATTTGAGTGCCAGAGGGAGTGCCTGTAGCTGTGAAAACGCCTACGCTGGAGAGAGAACCACCGGGAAACTGCCCCGTAAACACAGGCGTATTTGTTGTTGAGCTTATGTCACCTAAATTTTGACCTGCATGAGCTATGAAGTTCAACAGCTTTGTACCATTTGCATCGTATCCAATGTCAAACTGCCACAAATTGTTGTTGCTAGACGTGAAATTGGAGGGCATCGTGATGGCTTGAGGGCCAAAACCTACGCCATTTACATCGTTAGTCTGCCAATAATAAAGGCCAGTGTTGTAGCCTGAATAGATGTAGTTGAGTCCGTTGTAGGAGTTTTGTAGCATCCCACGCGAAATACCGGGGCTATTCAAAAACAAACCGTTATATCCACCAATCTTACGAGGTCTACCACGTTGAAAACGCACCCACTGCCCATCCACATAGCATGGAGCATCGAATTGCGTTCCATCCCTCTGTATACCAGCAGGGATTTGTAGATTGACGACGTTAGCGGTCAAAATGTGCCTCCAGAGATGCCTAGCGGTACGGTGAGACCGGGGCTTGCACTTGAACTAGACCCAACCAAAATACCTTGTGCACCACCTGCCGCAACACCCATGATGCCCGTTCCTGCCAAATACAATCCAGTCGTATTATCAGACGTAAACGCCACAGAAGGAGCTGACGCTGTACCTGAGTTAAATAGTGCAGTTCCTGCCAACGCCACTGAAGCAGACTGAGCGTTATAAACGTTTGTTCCATCAGAAACCAACATCACATAGTTACCTTGGGTCAAAGTGTAGCTGGTTCCACCTGAAGCACTTGTCTTAAAGCTTAAAGAGTAGCTTCCTGTGGTCTGGTTAGACATGGAGTAAAGCTGAACAGTCTGAGGCAAGATAACTGTGATACTTTGGCTCAAAACACCACTGTAGCTCTGAATCACGCTAGACGCTTGGGTAGCTGTCAAAGTGTATGTAGAGCTAGAAATACCAGTCACACTGATGGCTAGCTGAGTGTAGGGAAAAAGGTTTGACCTGCCATAAGCGTAGGTGCTAAAGCCTGTATAGGTCGTAGAACCCACAACGATTGTATTTGTTCCAGCAGAGACAATTACCAAGGATTCTGTCAACTGTAACTGTTGGGTAGAGTTACCGTTAATGGTATCTGAACCACTTGGAGTCAAGGTAAGGATGCCTGAGCCACTGTTTCTGATGATGGTGAACCAGCCATTACCTAAAGACGAGGCTGAAGGTAAAGTTAATGTACCTACACCACCTGTCCACACTACTACCTGAGCTAAATAGCCAGCATTCAGGGTGGTACCAGAGTTGAGAGTCTGGATAGGGTAGTTTTGGTTAATTGCTGTACCAGCAGAGACTAGACCAGACCCAGCCAAAGTTGAGGCGTTGGCGTTACTTGCACTAGCTCCAAACTGTACAGAGTTCCAAGTGCCTGCTGTGGTTGAGTTGCTGGTTACGTAGATGTACCAAGAGATACCTGACAAAACTGTCGCAAGTATGTTTCCTGCATTGTCTGTGACGTTAAAAACAATGCTTCCAGTGTTCCTAATTAAGACCGATTGACCAGTAGAAACCTGAGAGGCTGGGGGCATCGCCAAAGCCAAATTAGAAGCTGTAGCAGTAACTTCAATGATGGTTGCTACAACATTTGTGTTATTTCCGTTGATAGGCCACTGAAGGGTGGTATTGGATGACAGCGTTAATGCCTCATACCCTGTTTGCGAGGGGGAGATCGTCTGTCCTGTAAACGGGTCGAGGTAAGTTGTCATTATGAATCCAATGCAATTGCTTGTCTGTCTGCCATACGAGTTGTATCTTCAGCTTTCAGGGCTTGGAGAGCTAAATCGTATTTTTGTTGAAAAATCGTTCTTTGATCGTTCTTTAAGAAAGGCATGGCCTGCAAAAGAGTACCAAATAACATGGCGTTAGGTGCATTTTGAGTCAACCAGTTAGTCTGATTTGTACTCGACAAAGGCTGTAATCTTTCGTAAAACAGCACTTCAAAAGAATAGTTCTGATCAGGAGTTGGGGCAACTAACCAGTTGTCATAATTATAGTCGGCATAATACACAGGTGTACCTGTGGCAGTATTGTCAGGAGCATAAGCCTTTAAATATTCGTATTTCCTCAAATACACGGGTTGCCTAGACGTACCATTGGTGAGGTTAAAAGAAACGGTCTTACGCCATCTGGCGGGCTTTGCAATGACATTGTTGCCTGCATTCATTGTGGCTGTGACAACTTGTAACTGGCCAAGGGTTTTTATCTCTTGTGCAATCTCAAATTCGCACATTGTAATAAATGTTGGAATTTGGTTGACTGTAGCTGTATCATTACGCTCTAGGTACTGGGTTACAGTAGTAACTAGGCTGTCGTACGTCAAAACGAATGATGGTGTTGTAGTCGTGGTCATGATTTACCCAGTCTTTTACACATTTTATCTTTGTATCACATTTCAGGCAACAAAACAAAATAATTATTCAAAGCTCAAAATATGCTTGTTTTGTCATAAACGGGGGTCAAAATGAAGTTTTCAACCCCCAAAGGAGCTTTCCATGCAGTACGAAGTAAAAATCGAAGATTTCAGCGTTGACCTCGAAGTTGAGATCAAATCGTCTAATTTTGACCTAATTTCTGACATCCAAATGGCTATTGCTCAGGCAATTGAAGACCATAAGGACGAGGAAGACTACGGTTTATTTGAAGATGAGGAAGAAGACGAGGAGGACCAAGAAGTAGACGAAGATGAAAATGATTCCGAGCATACGCTTGTCCTAGATGATAATGATGATACTCACACAACAATCACCATAACTCGCAATTAAAATAAGGGGCTTCGGCCCCTTTTTTATACCCTGATCACTTGTCCTCTAAACTCAATGTGGTCCTTGTCATAAACCTTAACCACCTCAGGCCACAATAGATTGCCCTTGTGGAAAGTTAAAATTACAAACCCAGAACGCCAATTAGTAGGTGCGTGTTCTAAGTAATTCTCAAATTGGGGTCCAGAAGGTTCTGCAAGAGTTCCCGTATCTACACCGTATCGTGTTCCGTTATAGTCATCATAAGGTGTGACTTTTAGGCTATGTAAGTGCCCCGTCACCATAGAAACACCAGCATTCAGCGTATTGGCGTGGGTAGCGTGGATTCCACCCTTCCAACGATGCTTAACCACAACATTTTGATTTAACCATACTGACCAACAGGGATGCCATGCAGGAAAATGGTCTTTTAGGCTAAAGCCTTTGATGTGCTCATATTGAGGGGCATTTGCGGCCAAACGGTTCTCAAAGCGAGCATCGTGGTTACCAAGAGGCCACATTAACTTAACATTTTTGTTAACTTTTTTGGCTTCGTCTTCTATCTCACCCAGAGCAATCTCACACGCCCTAACTTCATCAATAAGACTAGGGGTTTTGTCCCAGCCGATTCTGGGAAACCTGCTAATTGAAGCGCCATCAAAAGCGTCACCATTATTGATTACCGCCTTGACATTTTCTAAATTCTTGATAGCCCAAATCAAACCATCATAAGCAGTGGTACGAATACCGGGCCAAAAGTGTGCGTCAGAAAAAACAATGACTGTGCCATTGAGTATTCCTAAATCGAGTTGTGGGGGCTTTGGCTCAACCCTGTTCTTAACCTCTACGGTTTCTAATTGGATCTCATATCGGCCCTCTAAAGCGTTTCTACGAGCATATATCGACCTTTCAGACATACCAAGTTCGGCGGCCATAACGCTCGGACTTTTGTACATCTGAAACAACATGATAAATTCTTCGTCAGAGTAATACTTCATAATTTCTTCCTCCAATAGAGTGTGCCCTTAGCACCCCAAGGGATGGAAGGATCGTACAGTTTAAAACCACAAGAAATGAGAGAATTTGAAGAGGCTGGGTTGTCAAAGGTGTTAGTGATTAACCACGCCCAACCCATCTTTTTAGCGTATAGCTGACGGACTCGAATAAGTCTTTTCTGCGTTCCTCGTCCACGAGCGCTAGGGGTAACACCAGCACGACATAGATAGCCAGTATCAGTCCACCGAGCAGAGCGAACAATCCCTGCAAAACCAATAGGCTTCCCTTCCTGATAAGCCACCCACCAAGCTCCATCAGAAATGTCGTACGGTTTATCATAGGGAAGACAGTCCTTTTGAAGCTTGTTTAGTAGCTCAAAGTTTGCTTGAACAGTGGTGTCTATCTGCTTGATTTTCATGCACTACCCTGCTGAATTTGCTCGGATGTTAATGCATGGTTAAGGCACAATTATGACAATACTTGGAGTGCCTGTTGTATTAAGTGGATTCTTTCTTGCAAACCAAAGGTCCCACCATTGATGCGTTTTGTTAACCCTTCCCAGTTCTCTGCCTCTGCAAGTTCATTGCAACCGTGGGTCTTCCAAAACCAACCTGCTGAGAGAGCGGCATACATAGGGGTGGCTACCAGCTCTGGTTTAGCTACCATATTTTGGTTAATATTTTGACCAAAATGCCAGTAGTTATCGTGTCCAGTCAACTGAATACATCCACGGCCGTGAAATCGCCATCCA